GTTGCTGCACTTGCTTGTTCAGCAAAGTCCATTTGTTTTTGTAGTTGTGCACCAACCAATGAAGTTACTGTATTTGATGCGTCATCACGTAAATTCATTGTAAGTGTTTGCCACGTAGCCTTACCTGCCAAATACATTGTTGAGTTATAAATTGGTAGTGTAATTTCTTGGAATTGAACCTGTGGTCTAGAACAATCAATCACTTGTTTTGTCAATGGTGTTGTAGATGCTGCTCCCCCAAAATTCAAGAAGTTTATTCTAAATCTAAATTGTAATTTTGGCATTAATAACGCGGCGCCGGTCGATGCCCCCGTATCCGATGCCACTGTCATTTGACTTAGTGATGCTGATCCTGTTGTTGCCATTTTTTGTTTCTCCTGTTAATCTTATTTATCTTAAATAACCGGATAACCCTTTGGGGGTTATCCTAGTTTATTGTACTCTCTTATAGTTCACCTGTGTTTAGAATACGTACTGGAATGTAGATGAATTCAGCTGCCTTAACTGGGATAAGTGCAACGTCAATCCAAAGTTCATTTCTATCTATTCTAGATGGTGTGTTGTTACTTTCGTCACAAATCACCAAGTAGTCATAAACACCGCGTTTAGCAACTAAGTCTATCATCAATGTTTGAACAACACCTGCGATTTCACTACGTGTTAATGCATCATTAGGTTCGAATACGAACGGTCTTGCTGCTAATGTTAATTGTCTACGTGTATATGCAATTAAACGAGCAACGTTAACTCTATCTAATGCGCTAGAACTGTTGAAACTTGTCTTATTACCATAATTCAACAATCCAACACCAGTAAAGAATACTAATGGGTTGATAAAGTTAATATACAATACATCACGTATACCAATTGGCGTCTTGGTTGTAACAAACTCACCAGTCGCTGAATCAATATAACCAATGTTTGCAGCATTATCAATAATACCACGGCGTGTACCCGCTGCCGCTAACCAAGGATAGCTGATAGTATCATTGCGAATGAATGTACGTAACATCATGTGACTTGGAGGAACTGCAACTAAATTACCAGCTAGGTCACTTGTTATACCACTTGGATAGAACAAACCTAAGTATGTGTTACGTGTTACGCAACCTGCTTCGCCTGTGCTTGTTGCACCTGCTGCGTTAGTTGCCCATGCTTGAATGTCAGTAGCATTAGGAGCTAATCTCATTGGTGTATCGCCGATGATATAACCTGTCTCACCACGATCCGCATTCAATACAACCATGTTAGGTTGTAATTCTGGATAGTTAGGAGTAGCCATTAGGTTGAAGAAGTTATCTTCATCACGAATGTCAACATTAGTGTCAATTACTGAACGTAATGATTTAACAACCATGTTACGTTGTGCTTGGCGACCCATATATGGTGAACCATTACTTTGTAATCCACTCTCACTTACCCATGTATAGCTGAATTCAGGTAAATTAGCTGTGTTAGTAGGATCACCTGCATCATATGGACCAGCATTTGGATAATTCACACTTGTAAAATATCCCGTTGTGAATGCTTTTACATTGTATCCAGAACGGCGTGTGTTGAACAACAACATACCAGTTGGGTATCCAGCTGGATTTGGAACGTCTAAATCAACATAATCACTAGTTAACAAACTTTTGATTGTTGGGATAGGATCATCAACTGGATTGATTGCACCAGAACTGCCCCAACGTGCATCATAGAATGCTACACCTTTGCTGCTAGTTTGGTCAGCATTGTCGATCAATACCCATGCATCAACACCATCAACACTTTGCCAACGACTGATAACTGGATACATTTCTAAATCAGTTGTGTTAATCCATAAATCACCATATGATAATGCAGTTGTACCATCACTTTGAGTTGTTGGTTCAGTAGCAGCAATGATAGGACCGTTTGGATCTGTTGCATTACTTCCAGTAGCTGACGGGAAACCATTGCTATCGTAATTTATATTTCTATATCCATTCCATTGACCACCAGATTGAACTAGGATATCAACTTCATCAATAACACTATAGAACCAGTTTGTACCGTTTGCTGGCATTGCTACTGGAGCACCTTCGTTAGCTGTAAAGTCTAATGATACCCAATTACTACATTGTACATTATAATTAATATTAGGAGTACCTGAGATAAATGATGCTGCTGTTGCAGGCCCGGTGCCGCCGCCACCTGATATAGCAGTGATTTGTACTACTAAATCATTTACTCCAGTAGTACCACCTAATTGGTCACCGTATATGGTTAGTGTATCACCTATTGCATATCCAGTGCCATTAGCTGCTATACCGTCGCCTGATAGAACATATTGGTCATAGATAGTGTAAACAGAGACTGTTGCATTTATTCCAGATCCAGTGTGCGAGTCAGGGGTTAAACTAGAATATAGTTGCTGAAATGCAGGACCATATTTAGTAAATGGAGTATCACCAATTATGAATCCAGCTTGATCTAGAACGCCTGAACTAAAGCCTTGATCAGCACCTGCTGTTGTAATAATATCATTTAATAATATTACACCGCCTAATGTGTGAACCAATTGAATTGCGCCGTCTGTAGTGATATTAGCAGTGGTGTTTGGTATGCCTGCACCTAAGAACGCTGTTACAAAATCTGTACCATTATCACCGTCGCTAACTGTAAATGTATATCCTGATGATAATGATGATGAGCCTGGTCTACTTACTTGTACTCTAATTGTAGCAGGGCTAACTGTAAGACTATCAAATTCAACATTAGTAGTAGTGCCAGTAACGACCATTGGTCCAGCTGTTACTCTTTCCCATAAGAAAACAGGACCACCGCTATATAGAGCATCATAATTATATTGTCCATAAACTGTATCTGCTGGAATTATAGTTCCACCAGATGGATCTAATGTTGCATTAACTGCCCAATCAGATGTAGCCATTGAGACATTCTTGGCAATCCATGATCCACTTGTGCCATTATATCTAGATACCACCGGGCTTATTCCTGCACCAGAAGAACCAACTTTCATCCAAACAGAACCTGTTGGTCGAGGAGTTGTTTGGCTACTAGACCATAATGGCATTTGTGATGAAGTACCATACTGTAACAACGGTTGATTGTAATTTGTAGAAGGAGTAATACCCATCTCAGACACTGCTGTGCCGGTCACATCAGTTAATTTTACAAATCCAGCATTTGTTTGTGCAGAATAAATTATTAATCTACCAGAACTTACTCTTGCTGAAAGAACAGTTAAGCCTGCATCATTGATAGCTGCTGCGACACCTTCAACAGTGTTGTTTGGGGATGCAGGAACTTCAATTGAAACATTATAAATGTTACTAACACTAATATTAAAAGTATCTGTCGCGGTTAGTGCTGGATTACTTATAGTTCCTTGAATTGTAGGAACAGATTTCAACCATGCTGTACTTCCTAATGCTACCCATGTATTAACATAATTCTTTAAGAAGAATTGAGGGCTTGATGTTGGTGCTCCCATAGCATCTACTGTAGCATTTACAGCATAACTTCCGATAGTACCGATGCTATCTAATGGATATCCACCGATTAACGCAGCAGTGTCGCTAATAACGATAGGAGTTACTGGAACAAATTGTCCTGTTGTTTGATTGAATGAATTGATACCCCATGTAGAATTAAGAGTATCTAACCAATATGCGCCATTTGCAGGTTCTCCAGTTGGACGAGATGTTTGTCCAACTAAACTTGCTAAATCAATATCAGCACGTAGAACGTAGCAACGATTTGTAACGCCTAATACGCTGTAAGCAGCTAATAGACCGTATTCGTTTAATTCGTATCCTTGAATTGGTGTTCCAGCAGTTGTTGTATAGAAGAACGGTGTTCCATACAAGTTTACCAAATCTCGTTGACTTGTTACTTGATATAATTTTCCTGCATTGGCTGCTGTAGTGCCTGGGGCAATACCTGTGCCAGTTGGATTAGCTTTGTTTTCCGCTGTCGCTATTACGACTAACGGAACAGAACCAGCAGCCGCTGGTAAATATTGACTCTGGTCAATGATCGTTACTTCTACGCCGGGTGATGTTAATGCCATTTTATTTTTCCTTTATGTAAAATTTTGAGGTTTACTACCTGATTGCATACTATTATTTATTAATAAATTCAAAAAAGTCGGTATTAGCGTACCTTCGAAGGTTACAGACTAAATATAAGATGTTGAATGAACGTCCAATCTGTAAACAATGTAATAAGAATCATACCGCTATAAATTATAAGCGTGATGGGGTTACACATTACAGAAGTACATGTGATGAATGTGGTAGAAAGAAAAATAAACTAACGCCCAGAAAAGCTAACTGGACTAAAAGTGGATACAAGAAAAAAGCCACATGCGATTTATGTGGCTTTAAAAGTATATTTACAACACAAATAACTGTTTTTTATGTTGATGGTGATTTAGAAAACACCGAACAAATCAATCTACGCAGCATTTGTCTAAACTGCGTAGAAGTTGTTAAAAAGAAAGAAGTTACTTGGCGGCGCGGTGATCTACAGATTGACTATTAATGATACCATACATGGTGTTGTGTAACTCATCAATGGTTCCGTTGTTTTCTACAATAAAATCATAATCTAACCCTACACTACTGTACTCACTAGCATGAATATTTAAATATTCAAGTGCTGCTTTATCACCCAATCCTCTATTATATGCCACCGCAGTATCATGCCAAATTGGATCTGGACCTCGTTTTACCCTGAGTACAATTCCACCTGCATTTTTAATAGCAGCTACTTCATTTGAAAATCTACAGTCTGTGATTACAACATCTTCTTTGGTGTTTATTAATTTGTTCTCTAAACTTGCTACCCAAATATCATTGTGAAAGTGATTGCGACATACATCAGTTCCCCAATACTGTAGTATCCATCGTGGGGTAATATCCATTCCCAAACGATTGCTCCACCACTCATCTTTCTGTTCACGCCAAACTCTGCTGGCTTTTGTTGTACCCTCAAGGTATTCACGATTCCACCCAAAGATTACTGCTATTGCATCTTTAAGACTAGATGCAAAACTGATACGTTTAAATCCATGATGTGTAGTAAGATAGTCGGCAATAGTGTCCTTGCCCGACCCGATTAGTCCGGTGATTCCGATAATCATATATGAAAATGCTCCTGTAGTACTTATTATACTACAGGAGCAACATAATAAAAAGTATTTAGGTTAGCCTTGGACCCATGTCAAGGGCTGTGAATAGTCTACATATTTCTTCAATTCTTCAATCAATAATTCCATTCCAGCTTTGCCTTCTGCTTTCATAGCAGTACCATTCAATGTTGTACCGCCACCTGGACCTGCAATAGTGCCAAATTTCTCACGGGCTTCACCAATCATAACTTTAAGATTTGCTAAAATAAAGTCACCAATCCATACACCAGCACCCGGATCTTGTAGTAATATTTCTTCTGTCTTTTGCACATCGGCCCATATCAATACACGCTCACCTGATCCTTTTGGATCACGAACAATACGCAATATCTTGGACACTGGGTTGAATGTGTATGTTACATAACCACCGAACATACGTGCAGCTAACTCAACATAACCTGCATAAAAGTCATATGTTGCCATACCACCTGCATAGTTATAGTTCAATAAGTATGTGTTTAGGATCGCACTAGAGAACGGGTCAAAACTACTACTTGATGGTCCAGTTTCTAAACCAATTGTTCTACGGAAAATACTTCTTACATTGATAAACTCAGCAGGAAGAGTGTAAGTATCTACATTCTTTTCAATGGTCATTAGAATATAAGATTCTTCCGTAGCGGCTTGTGCCCGTTGACGATAGACCTTAATAGCGTAGTTGTACGCTGCCTCGTAATGTTGAGGATCCAATTCAATATCAATCATCCCGTCACCAAGACGATATCTAAGATTACTGAATAGTGCCTCTTTTAACTCTGATAAAGTTAACCCAGTCGGG